TGGATCTCCCTACGTCCTCCATCTGGATCGTCAGCCCCTAAGATATCGTAATATTTCCCGTCATAACTTGCACGCATCTTGGTTGTAACTCCAGGCAGGTACCGAATAACAAATAAATCAGTGATCTCAGAATTAACCTTTTGTGCAGCATAAAACTCGCGCGAGGTCTTATGTTGCTTTGATGCCCAAATTGTTGCAAAGGTTGACCAAATAGGAATCACTGATCCGGTAGTATCTCGAGTGGACGTTGGGGTTTCTATGACTATTCTTCTGTTTAACTTTCTTGAACAAATCATACTGGAATCACTCTCCGCATCCCCAAGAGCGCATTGCGAGCATTTTCAAGTTTTTTAGTTTCGTTGACATCACAATCGTCGTACAGACTACGCATGTGTAAAACCATGGCCCATTTAACACTCTCTGGAACATCATTAGCCATACCATACCCTGCGATGAATCGAATCCTAATTCCGTTGACTGGTTGAAGTGTTGTAGTCGGCCAAGTTTTGCCATATCCGAGCGCTATTTTATTGATAAAACTATCCGTGTCAACAATGTAATCTTCGGGATCTAGCGTTTTTTCTAGACCATCGCTGTCTGTATAAATTACACTGGTCACCGACTGAACCGGGGAGCATGTTTTGAACTCGATAAATTCTCTGTTTGGGAAATTATCTAATACCAACTCAAGCGTTTGAGTGATAAACTTTTTCCCTTGGTAGTCCTCGCAGAATTCACGAGCTGATTTTATGAGTGCGGTGATCAGCGCATCATCTGTTGATCCATCCACACGGAGATGTAATTTTGCTTCTGACAAGCTTAATGGCTCAGTAGCAGGTGGAGCGATCACTTTGATTGCCATATCACCGCCTCCAATCTTTTAGTTATAGCCACTTCATGGTTACTGTAATTGTTCCAAGGGCGTAACTTGTGGCCGCACCGGATGCAACCTTAAGGCAGAGTGTATCGCCGGCCGCTAATTTCTCGACTCCTGATGCAACCGCACTTTTAGTTACGGTTGTGTTTGCAGTGCTGGTAAGATCGAACGCTGCAGCTAGGAGCACGTCACCAGATCCTGGCGCTTCAGCAGCGGTTAACTTTTCGATCGTCAGGGTTCCGGCTTGACCGGCTACCGTGACGTGTCGCTCACTTGCTGCGATAATCTCACAAGCTGCAGGGGCAACAAAAAATGTTTTTGCAACATCTGCGGCGGCTACTTGCGGATACTGGACCGTAAATACTTGACCTTTTATGAATTGGGATGTTCCTAGCTCTACGTCACCATTTGAGTTAACGCTAAATACGGTAACTCCTGTTACTTTATTAAAAAACTCCAGGACCCCAGCGACCCATCTGGATCCTACATTTGCTACAGTCATACTACTCGCTCCTTCCACTCATTCGAGCACCCTTTATGGGCAGAATTAAGGGGCGACTACGCGCCCCGGTGACTAATCCTAAACTATGGCTGAGTTAGGTACTTCCTGTCCATATCTTGGCTCTGTAAGAACGGCAATAATTCCGCCAAGGACTGGATCATCAACAACTTCAACCGCCTTTAAGCGAATATAACCGTAACCAGAAGCAGCTAGTGCATCGGAGTCTACTTCAATTTTATAAAGCTGATTTGCTCCAGCTGTAGTAGCAAAGCCTGTTGCTTCAGCAGCGGTTAATGCACCGAAAGTATCTCCGGTCGTGCAAGATTGATACCTAAATGGGATTGCAACTACGTTTGTGGGAACAACATCGTCACAAGCCTCGACTGTGATAGTTGAGGTACCGACGGCCCCGGCTGCTTTTTGGATGACAAATTGAATGTGGTTAAAGTCCTTCATATTGATTATGTCGGTGTACTTGGTACCCGCAAACGCGTCTGCTACAGGTACAAGAGCATTAACTACGTGATTAAATTCTTTCACGATTATCCCTCCAATTTAATATTTTAAGGAACCGCGCTGGGCTCCTTACTGTGGGTCAATTCATTTCTTAACCTCGTGTTTCCAGCGCCACATAAGGCGAAACGGTGTCGGTCCCTTTGAATGGAGTAAGTGGCTTGTTCTTCTCTGGTTGTCCATCTGCACGATATGTGAAACGGAAAGCCATTTCGTTGTATTCAAAGCGCACGTGCATCGAAGAAGCAATTTTCAGCGACCCTTTGTCAGACATGATATATTGACCCATGTCGATCAGCTCGATATCCCCAGCTGTTCCAAGCGTTTCGCACTGCTCAATTGGAATAACCGGCATCCCGAACAGCGTGCCGTAAATATTGCCCGCAAGTCCAGTTGGTGGCATGTACACAAGTACCCCACTGGTGCCGATAGCAATACTCATGGTGACTACTTGAGGTAATGTATCCCTATTTACTACCCATACGGATGTAGCAGGGTTCCCATTGAAGCGAGCATACATCTTGATAATGTTTTCAGCCACGATTGTCTTGGCTACTTGTCCGGCCTCTTTTGCGACCTTGATTAAAGCGCCAGACTTACTGATTCCAAGTGGCATACCTGTGCCGGTACCATTAATAATTGCATCGTCGAGCTTGAATCCGGCCTCTTCTGGGAACTTCTTCATGATCCATGCCTCAAGGGAAGCAGCGTCTTCGAGCAAATCATCTGTTACATAAACTAATCCGTTAAGATTTCTAAGTTTCATATCGACGGATCCCATTTTTGGCTTGGTGCCAGTCATCTTGGCAGCTTCACCTTCCCAATACATCTGAATGCCACCATAACGACTTCCATTCACACGACTTGTCTCGTCGATCACCGGGAGAGACATGGAGTTTGAGTTTTTGCTGATAGGCATTTTAAAGGCCTTACTGACAAGTTTTCCTGTCTCATAAGCCTTGGCGAGTAAAACACTCGATACATCAGTGCCAACCAGAACACCGCCATCAGATGGGGTGGACTCATTCATTCCGGCAGCATTGGAGATCTTAAGTACTTCGCTGTTGAGCTTGGCAAGTTTTTCGCCGTACTCTGGCTCATTTTTAACCTTGTGAACCGCTTGAAAGTACCCACCAACGCTTCCAAAGATTTCACGAGTGATATTCTCTACGCTGGCAGGGTTCTTTGGTTGTGCATAAAGAGGGGTGTTTACAGGAGTAGCACTAGCTGCGGCCCTTGCGGCCATTTTAGCCTCTGCTTCGATAGATTTTTCAAGGTTCGCAATTTCGGCTTCCAGTGCATCGTAGGATGCCTGCTCCTCGGCAGTCATGGCTCTATTTTCCGCAAGTGCTCCATTGATAATAGCCTCTTGTTTTGCTAATGCGGCTTTCAACATTTCCTTAAAGTTCATTTTGTTTCCTCCTCAATAATTTTATTTTGGCTTGATATGCATTAACCGGAGCTACCGGCTGGATTACTGGTGGCGATGTCGGCTCAGCGCGAGCCTTTATCTTCTCATACTGCTCGAAAAACTTTTTCATAGCATCGTTGGCGCTGTTTTGTATAACCTTGTGGCTAAACATAAACGAATTCTCTACTGGCTGGCCTTCAACTGGCTCAGTGTAGAGAATTTCGTCAATGAATCCTTCCGCCAGAGCCGTTTTAGCGCTCATCCAGGTTTCGTTATCCATCATTTCGGAGATTCGCTCGTCAGATTTCTTCGTTTGCGTTCGGTATGCACCAATAATAGTTGCCTTAACCTCGTCTAGGACGTCTGCCATGTGTCTCATGTCCTTAGATTCGCCCATTGCCCAGGTCCATGGATTATGGATCATTAGGAGCCCGACCGGACTCATCTTGATTTCATCCCCAGCCATAGCAATCACGGATGCAGCAGAAACCGCTTTACCGTCTATTTTTACAGTAACCTTGCCCTTGTGTTCCTTAAGTGCATTGTATATACCGGCAGCTGCAGTCGTATCTCCGCCCCAACTATCAATCCAAACCGTAATATTTTTACCCGAATGACTAGCTAGTTCAGATCTAAAGGCGTTTGGTGATGCGGCCGTGATTCCAAACCATTCGTATATCCATGCATCATCATCACTGACAATCTCACCCTCGATACGAAGCTCGACCTCTTCTTCGTTCTCTTCATTTTTAACAAAATTCCAAAACGGCAATTTCCTCACCCTCTCTCAATTTAAGCTGCTCCCTTCTCGATAATCATCTTGTAGATCTCTTCTGCCATAGCCTTGACCTTGTCGGAGCCCTGAACCTCCTTGCCAGCCTCAATCATATTTGAGGGCTGTAAGTAGATATCTCCGTTAGGTATTGCTGGCATATTCTCAAGTTTCCGGATATCGTTAACCGATAACCAGCCCCACTGGCGCCCTGCTGCATATGCTTCGGCCCTGCTTTTGGCATCCCCGCGCAACAAGGAGTCAATCTTGAATTCGATATAGTACCCTGCCCTGCGTTCCATCGGCGTTAACAACTGCATATTGATGTTCTCTTCCCAACGTTTGAACCAAGGGAGCATAGTGTACATTACAAACTCAAGGCTTTGGTGCTCGATATTGTTATTGGTGGATCGCGTTAAGTCACCAATTAGGTGTAACGGCACACGATACATGCGAGCAATGTCCTCAACTTGAAACCGTTTATTCTCAATCAGTTGAGCATCAGCTGGTTTCATGGCAAATTGTTTAAATTCGCCTCCGGCTTCAAGTAGCATTGGTGTTCCGGTGTTTC